GAAAGGTTGGTGCCTTTCCTTGCTAGATTAATCTTAATCTGGTATACCTTATTCACATAAACGTTTAATCGTTTGGCATGTCACCTGTAATTGAAATAATTACTTAATGGCCACGTGTCTCGCTGAATATTCACCACATTTATTAACCACTAATATGCTTAACACAATGAAAATTTTACATTGGGCTATTGCATGGTGGTACCCGAGTATTAAATTTGCTAATCTCATAACAGAATGTTGGTTATTACAGGTACGTATTTGGTATTCAACTCGTGGATTTCTATGGACAATTGCCCATATCAAAAACATGAGATTGCATATCACAAGATACGTCTGTGGTAAACCATTGTTCGAAGCTCAGGGATCGGTTGGTCTTACTAAACGGGGTCTTCCTTCTGGAATTCCTTATTTAACAGATCTACTTGGAACAAATCAAGGTATAAGTTTTGTTTTAACATTACTTAATATCTCGAGATGTTTACCAGGTACCAAATCGCCAGATCTTTCTACAATTACTGATGAATGGAATGGATTTATAACTCATCAAATGAGGGAATTTATTCCTGAATTTGTTAAGTTATATAATTTCAAACCATTTCAATCAACATTCACGTTAAGTGATCTTTACAATTCTAATAAATCAGGACCTATAGGTCATGCAACTCAAACCTCAGTGTTACAGGCAGATTATGCCCTTAACAACCTTGGTGAACAGTTGACGACTTTAACTGGTGGTAAACCTAATGATTTAGTAATTAATGGACGAATAATCCATCAAATACCAAACATTATGAAACCATTGATTAAATGGGCCCCTCTTGCTCTAAGATATCGTAATACTCTTAGCCAAATCTTCAAATCGGGAAATTCACACTTGGCAGCTTCCTTACGGAAACTATCAATTGTTAATGACCCTGAAGGTAAAGCTAGGATTATTTGTATCTTCGATTATTGGTCACAAGTTAGCTTGAAAGGAGTTCATGACTGGGCACTTTCTCAATTAAGAGAAATACCTCAGGATAGAACCTTCGATCAAGATCCCTTTATGATTAATAAAGAAGGACCTTACTATAGTATAGATTTAACCGCTGCAACTGATAGATTCCCAATAGAGCTACAAGTAGCACTATTTGGTAACTTATCTAGCACATCAGTGGCTCAGGCATGGAAAGAAGTATTAGTCGGACAGGAAGTATATGTTCCTTGGGAGAAAAGTTCTGTATTTTACAAAACTGGTCAACCAATGGGAGCGTATTCATCTTGGGCTATATTTGCATTAACACATCATTTTGTAGTACAATATAGTGCTAAACAAGAGGGTTTAAACCTTCCTTTTAGAAATTATATGTTATTAGGAGATGATATTGTTATTGCTAATAAAGCAGTTGCCGAACGATACATTCAAAACATGACTGATTTAGGTGTTGGAATATCTTTGCATAAAACACATGTGTCAAATGATACATATGAATTTGCGAAAAGATGGATACATAA